CCACGGAGCGTTGTCCTTGACGTAGCCGCCCAGGGTGCCTAGCCACTGAGCGCCCGCCTTGACCGCCGGAACGAAGTACGTGTTCACGGTCTGGCCTATGCCGGTCAGCGCGGGAATCAGGTACTTCCCCATGGCGTCCGTGACGAATTGCTGAATGCGTCGCTTGAACACTTCCAGCTCATAGCTGGGGCCGGACCTGAGATCCTTACCCACCTTGTCAGCGGCGCCGCCAACCTTGCCCAGGCCCTTTGCCGCTGTGCTGGGGTCCATGGCGAACAGGGCCTTACCCAGGTCTTCCGCCTGAGTACCAAACAGCGCCGTAGCGGCTGCCGATTGCTTGACGGGGTCCTTCATTCCCCGGAGCTTGTCTAGCGTCAGGTCAAGTGCAGCGTTGGCAGTCTTGCCGCCCTTGCCGAACTTCTTAGCCATGTCGTCAGCGTTGAGGCCCAGGGCCTTGAAGCCATCGGCCGTGGTGGTGCTGCCGTCAACGGCCCTGATACTGAATTCCTTGATGGCGTCAGCGGCTAGGTCACCATCACGGGCGCCGTTCTGTAGCGCCTGGTTGATGAGCCCAACGGCCTGAGCGCCGCCAACACCAGCCTTACGGAACTGGGTCCCGTACTCATTCATGGTGTCGAGAAGGTCACCGGCCTTGTCAGCGCCGGACTGAAAGCCCTTCGTGAGGATGTCAAACGCCTCAGTGCTGTTCTTCGCCAGACCCGTACGGATCATCTGAGAGACAGCGTTGGTGACTCCGCCTAGATCCTGGTCAAAGGTGCTGGCTAGGTCGCTGGCCTTCGTGGCTATCGACTCAAGTTGCTTGTTGGTCGCACCAGGCGGGGCAATGCCAGACTGCATGACCGACTTGATAGCGTCAGCCGCCGTCTGGAAGTCCTCAGTCACGCCCTTCGCGTACAGCGAACCGGCCACCTTGCCGTACTTCGCAGCATCCTTGTTGGACGCGCCTAGCTGGGCCTGTAGCTTTGACTTGATGTTGGCCTGGTCAATGGCGTCCCCTAGGCCCTTCGCGATGACTGCACCAGCGGCGGCAGCCGCAATGGCACCACCCGCTAGAAGGCTCTTCTTGAGGCCACCCGAAGCGGCTTCGCCTGCCTGGTCCCCAGCGTCACCAGCCGGACCAACAATCTGCTCACGTAGCTGACGCGCGAAGCCCTGAATCTCAGGGACAATCGACACGTAAGCAACGGCAATCTCAGGGGCGTTCCCGCTCACGGATTACCTTCCCTTCGTGCGCTCCCTGAATGCCAACAGGGCAGCCGCTGTGATAGTGGCCTTCTTGGGTTCATCCATGCCGGGACGGGGGTAGGGCTTCGGGGGCTTGCTCTGGTCCTGCCGCTTCACGTCCTTGTTGGCGATAGCCCATGTGTTGTACTGGGTAGCGTCGATAAGGTCAGCGATCAGATAGTCAGTTGTGCCCCACAGCGGCTTGCCCTTGTTGATTGCCTGCCGCGTAGCCGACTCAGGGGGCAACCCCCAGATAAGAACTGCCATCTTCCGGGGGCTGATCTTCCGGCGCCAAAGGTCCAGAAGGTCAACCCCACGGAAGGCTAGGTCAGCTTCGATGGCGTCCCCGTGGTCACGGATTAGCCTAAGAAGGCTCAGGAGTTTCCCGCACCCACAGCCTTACCGGCCACTTCGAAGAACTTGCCCAGGTCCGACACCTTCCGGTTGCCCTTGCGGAAAGTGGCGTACTGGTCCTCACCTAGAAGGGCCTTGAGCGCGTGCGTAAGACGCTGGTCATCAATGGCCTCAAGGACGTCAATGTCCCAGTCCTCAGCGGGCGGAACGTCGTAGTTCGCGCCGTTGAACTCAATGGTGGTGGGGGTACCCTCAGCGTCATTCTTCTTGGCCATGGTGGCTGTCTCCTTAGTGCGGGTGGAAGTGGGTGGATTAGAACGGGACCAGGCCCCCACCCAGAAGCCTGGTCCCGTTGGTCACATACGGATATCCGTAGGTGGGTTACGCGGCAGCGTTGGCCGTGTCGTTGTCGTAGTCGACGTACAGCACGTCATCCGTGTCCGGGTAGATGGTGATGGTCAGCTCAAACGCCTGCATGTCCGACTCAGACAGGGAGACTTCGCCAACCTCCGTGACCTCACCCGTGGGGATGTGGCGGCGCCGGGTAATGTCCCCGTCCATCAGCTCAAGGACAAAGGAGCGCTTGTCAGACTTCGGAATCTTGACCGTGCGCGTGTTGACGCCTGCCGCCGTGGTCACGGTGGAACCAGGGTTGACGAGACCGAAGACAACTAGGTTGTCCTCAAGGCACGTAACCGTGATGGAACGCTTGTGCTTGCTCCGCTTCGTGCGGATGAGCTTGCCGCCCCACGCGTAGAAGTCCGTGGAATCTTCGTCCCGGGCCTCACTCGCGCCATCCTCGGACAGGAGACCAACGGCCTTCCATGCCGGGACAGTGGACATGGCGTCATCAAGGGCAGCCGGTAGGGCCGTACCAACGGGCGAAGCCCAAAGGTCAGCACCCTCCCATAGCCGGGGGTTGTTCACGTTGCCGCTCACGCGGTCTCCATTTCCGTTCCCCTAGTGGAGAACTCAACAGCGAATGAGTAACGGGGCTGACCGGACACGCTGTCAGGCAGCCACATGGGGCCGGAAACTTCGGCCACGTCATAAACGGTGGTCTCACCACGCTTGCCAGCCATAGCCAGCACGTACGCGCGCACGGTGGCGCTCAGGTCTGCCGCTCCCTCTTCGCTGTCTGACCAGCACTCAACGTCAATGCGTGGCCGGTCAAGAATCAGCGAACGGCGCAAGCCCCCTAGCCGCTCGATACGGACGAATTCCGTTGGGCGGGGGTCAGGCACACGGGAGTAGACGGGAAGGCCCGGAAGGGCTCCGCGTAGGTACAGGATGGTGACCAGGACAGCGTCGGGGAAGACGATGACCGGCTTAGCCATCAGCACCAGCCACAGGGTCAGCGGCAGCGTCCAGCGCTAGCAGGAGATTCCGCCTTGAGCCCTCAGCCGTGGCGCCATCCTCATAGCCAGCGATCACAGCCGCACGGGCGCGTGAGGGGCCAGCCTGAACGTCCACCTTCGTCTGAACGCCAACGCTCCGAAGGGCGGCATCAACGTCACGGGCCTTCTGCAAGACCACGCGCTGAGCACCCTCAGAATGAGGCAGGGCCCGGATAGCGTCGAAGTTGTACCGGATACGGGCGCTCACCCGCTCACCTCCTTGAGCCGTGCCTCACAGTGGTGCAGGCGTCCGCCTACCTTGAACCGGCCAACCTTGCCGTCTACTTCGAGCGTCAGCCCATCCCACTCAACATGGTCAGTGGCCAGCGCCGGGAAGTCCTTGCCCTTCGGGGTGATCAGGCGCCAGCCGGTAATCACGCTGGGCCTGTCCCCCGTGGCTTCGCTGGAAGAGTCCGGCTGGACCATGACCCCGGGAACGGCCGTACGCGTGGCGTGGGCCCAGTCCCGGTCAGTGGTGGTGTTGCCGTACTTATCGACCTTGAAGGGGGCCCGGACCAGCGTCACGGTCTCCCCGTACAGGGCACCCATCAGAGCACCCGCGTAACAGCGAACGTGCGCCGGTAGCGCCCTAGAAGGTCCTTGTCTGCCTGAGACAGGCTGGCTCCGATGGTCTCAGCCGCGTACGTGACGCTGACTGCCCCAACGGTCTCCTGCCGTAGGTCATTGGGGTTGCTGAGAACGCGCTGAGCGGCTGTCAGAGCGACTGCCACCACGTCCCCGGGCACTTCCCCGTAGCCATGCGTGAACGTCACGGAGACAGGCGCACAGCCGCTTACGAATAGCCGTTCTGTCTCGTCATCCCAGCGGTAGTCAACCGGAGCCCCGTCAAGGGTCACGGAGTCCACTGAGACAACGGGCCTGAGCGGCAGCCGGATCACGCCACCTTGCGGAGTGCGCGTCAGTGTGGTGGTCCGGCGAACAAACAGGTTCTTTGCTTCCTTGCGGATGATCGCTGAGACCTGGTCAAGCGTCATTGCAGCGTTGGCCGGAAGGGTGCCCGGATCAACCTGCATGTGTGCTGCCAGATCATCAACCGTGGCAAGCGCGGGCAGTGCCATCGGACACCCTTTCCTTACTTCGTGGTCTGGGCTCCGCACTCCTGACAGCGCGTCACGGTGACCTCAGAGCCACCCGGGGGAAAAGCCTTGAACTCTTCCACCCGGGGGCCCTTGCAGGCGTCATCGTGCGGCAGTGCAGGAGTAGCGGCTTTAGCCTTCGGGGGCATGTGCCGCTACCTCCTTACGCGTTGAGAACGCCGGTCAGACGGGCAGCGCCCTTCCCACCGAAGACGGCAAGACCCGTGTAGAACTCAAGACGCGTCCGGTAAACCGGCTTCGTGTCAAGCTCACCCAGGTCCCGGACCTGAACGCCACCGTTGGTCAGACCGGTCACGGCCTGGTCACCCTCAGCCTGACCGAAGCGAACGGCGTAGATCGAAGAGGCCA